AAAGTTATTTAAATCTTTATATTCTGGGTGCATATGTAACTTAAATGTATTAATGATTTTCTTTACAGCTGCTGCTTCAGATGCACTTCTTGGTGAAAAAGTATAGTCAAATGTAAACGTACGAAAATCTACATTCTTGAAAACCTGTTCTTTCTTTGGATTTGCTGCAAGACCAGATGCTGCAGATAATGCACCACCATTTGGTCCATTCAATGCCATATTTGTAAGTATGCTAGCACCAGTACCAAGAACATTGGATTTAGCACCAACAGTAGCAACTGCTTTAGCAACTTCTCGTGTAGCCATTGCTGCTGCTTGGAAAGCAAAAGTATCTTCAGTTTGCCAATCCATTGAGTAACGAATATTTAATTGATTTGGAACATGGAGAGCAATGGCTTCAGTAATACGTTTTTGTTGACGAGCCATACCACCAGAAGATGCTGCTACTATGCCACCCTGTGCTAAACCAAGACCACCACCAACTAATGCTTTTTCACCAGCATCTTTCCAGTTACCTTTACCAGTAACAAGTGCTTTAGCACCCTCTAATCCAACGCCAGTTAAAGCACCACCAAGTGCTTGTGCGCCAGCTGCTTCTGCTTTATTGATATTCTGACCAATAAGATCACCACGTAATCTAGGAGGAATATCTCCAGTAATTGCGGTAACAGCTTTATCTGCTAGTAATTTAGAATCGTCTGCCACGTTAATATAAAATACAACGTAATTACCACCATACTCTGCTTTATTATTATATAAATCGTCTGGGTAAGTAGTACTACCGATATTATATCGGTTCTTCTCGAACGCAGTAGTCATACCGTTATTTTGAACGGCATCTCCATTTGCATTTAGTCTACTTCCCCCACGTGCTGGGCTTAGTTGTTTTTTAGCTGAATCTTGAATAAATTGGTCTGCCATTATTTTCTCTCGGTGGCTTATTATATTATTTAGGCTCTTAGTAGTAGTCTAAATAAAAGGTGGTTATTTATTTCATATAGTATTTATGTTCCATAAAAGACGATTCATTCCTGCATTTCCAGAAAAATACTCAGGCGATCCTACATGTATAATTATGCGTAGTTCCTGGGAGACAAAGTTCGCCTCATGGTGTGACAAGAATCCATCAGTCGTGAAGTGGAAATCTGAAGAAACAGTAGTTCCGTATCGTTGCCCAACTGATGATAAAATCCATCGTTATTTTGTAGACTTTCAGATACAGATTAAGAATAAAGATGGACTTCTAAGAACATATCTCGTAGAAGTTAAACCAGCTGCACAAACTCTTCCTCCAGTATATCCAGGTCGTCAGACTCAGCGTTATCTAAATGAATCCATGGCTTTTATTAAAAATCAGGCTAAATGGAAAGCAGCAACTGAGTATGCAAAAGATCGTGGGTGGGAATTTAAGATTATTACCGAGCATGAACTTGGTATTAAATGACCTAAATAATTGAATGGCTACAACAACTAAAAATCCATCAATGCATGACGTTTTTGAGCGTAACAAATACGACCTCAAAACAGCAACTCGTAAATCTCGTGCATGGTATACTCAACAGGTATTGCTTCTTAGTAAGCAAGGGATAACTCCACAGAGATTAATGAAAGAAGATCCTTCTTCTATTAAAGCACGTATTATTCCTGGTAACCTGTATATGTATGTTTATGATCCTAAAACTAAAGCAGATCTACCTTACTATGATAGATTTCCTTTAGTATTTCCCTATGCAACTGCTCCTGGTGGTTTCATGGGTTTGAATATGCACTATCTACCTTATCCCTTACGCATTCGTTTATTAGATCGTTTAATGGTATTTAAAAATAATGATAAGATGGATGGAACTACTAGATTGAAATACTCATGGTCAATTATAGCTGGCGTATCAAAATTTAAAATGGCAGAACCATGCATTAAACATTATCTTTTACCACATGTAAAAACAGCTTTTAAGAAAGTAGATGTTAATGACTGGGCAACAGCAATGTTATTACCAGTTGAACGCTTCGTAAAAGCACCGAAAGAAAAAGTATGGAAAGACTCACAGGCTAGCATATGAACATCTCAGATTTCGTAACACAAGTAGGAAAAGCAGGTCTTGCTAGATCTAATCGTTATTCGATTGAGATGGCACTACCAGCAACAACTTATACCGATAATGATTACAGAAAAATGTTATTATTATGTGAGAGTATTCAACTTCCTGGATTAAATTTAAATACAGCACAAATAAGAACCTTCGGTGAAATTCGTGAAATGCCGTACGAATTTAACTATGATCCAGTTCAGTTTAGTTTTTATGTTGATGGTGATATGGTTATTAAGGGTATTTTTGATCAATGGATTCAAAGTATTCAAAGAGGAGCTACAAGGAATTTTAATTACTATAAAGATTATATTAGTGATCAGGTTAAAATTTATGTAGAAGATTTAAACGACGAGACGAAATATATTGTAACTTTATATGAAGCATATCCAAAGAATCTTTCTGCAGTTCAAATGGGATATGATCAAAAAGATGTAATGAAATTAAATGTTACGCTTATGTATAAACATTGGAAATCTGAAGTTATATCTAAACGAGAACCAGCTTCTATTAAAACTTTATCACCAGAACAACCATTTCCAGAAACTTTAGAATATAATAATACTGTTACTAACTACACAGATGCAATGGGTAATATTGCTTTCAACTATTAAAGGAACTAAAAATGTCAGAGAACATTAGCACAAGCGAACAGAAAAAAGAAGATTGGATGAACTCTAAATGGCGTCCAATGATGGGCTGGATGTATATGGGAGTTTGTTGTTTTGACTTCGTACTTGCTCCAGTAATGTGGAGTCTTTTACAATCATTGAGTCATGGTGCAGTTCAAACGCAGTGGCAACCACTAACATTACAAGGTGCTGGATTATTCCACGTAGCCATGGGTGCTGTTCTTGGTATCGCTGCAATGGGTCGCACACAAGAAAAACTAGCAGGAGCAAATAATGGCGGAGCAAACTTATCACCAAGCATCCCTTCAACACCTAGCCCTACGCCAGCAGGAGGATTCGGTTTCCCGTCTAGCCCAGCCCCTATTACAACTCCAACTTTTAGCGCACCAAAACCAACACCAATTGCCACAGCATCTGGATTTGGTGGAGGATTTGGTTTAGATCCTAATGATCCGCCCGCAAGAAATACTCGTAACGACGGATAAATATGAAAATTGATGATAGATTGTCTGAAGTCTTTGATACACCAATCATAACAAAGACTTCTGTTGAAGGTGAAATTGTTGATGCAGCGACTGGAGAAATAATCGAGTCATCTGAAACAAAAATTGAAGATGACTACGATATAACTCGCAGTAATCTTCGTGAATTATTAACAACTGGTCAGAATGCATTAATGCATGCTCTGGAAGTTGCTAAACAATCTGAACACCCACGTGCTTTTGAAGTTGTGGGCAATCTTATGAAACAACTGGCTGATGTAAACCAGCAATTAATGGACTTACATCAACAAAAAGCCAAATTAGACGCACCTAAGAATAAAGATACTAAGGTGACAAACAATGCTATCTTTGTTGGTAGTACTAGTGAGTTAGCGAAAATGATACAGAATATGAATAAGGAGAAGTAAATTATGGGTTTACCATTACAAAATACGCCAGTATATTCATTGAAGATTCCTTCAATTGGCAAAGAAATAAAATATCGTCCCTTTCTTGTAAAAGATGAAAAGGCATTAATGATTGCACAACAAAGTGAAGACCTAGATGTAATGGTCAGCACTTTGAAGTCAGTTATTAAATCTTGCGTTTCAGATAGCATAGATGTTAACAGTTTGGCAATTTTTGATTTAGAATACATCTTCTCTCAAATTCGTGCAAAGTCTGTTGGTGAATATTCTGATTTAGTATTTACATGTGGTCACTGTACCAATGAGAAAAACAAATATACTTTACGTTTAGATGTTTCTCAATTACAAGTTACTAAAAATCCAGATCATACAAATAACATACCTTTGTTTGATAATGTCGGTGTAATAATGAAATATCCTAATTTAGATATTTTAAAGAAACTCGACAAAGGTTTTGATGATGCTGAAAATGTGATTGATATAATTATTGATTGTATTGAAACAATTTATACTGATACAGAATTATTTCATGCTAAAGAACAAACTAAAGATGAATTAAAAGAATTTGTTGAGAACCTTACTAAAGAACAGTTCGATAAACTAGAATCTTTTTTCTCAACAATGCCTAAGTTTCAACATCTAGTTGAGTTTGATTGTCCCGCATGTGGTGGTCATAATAGAACGATGTTGGAGGGCGTGCAAAATTTTTTCTAGTACTGCTTTGTCATGATAGTTTGGCTAACTATTATAAAACGAATTTCGCGATGATGCAGTACCACAAATACAGCCTGACGGAATTAGAAAATATGATACCGTTCGAACGAGAAGTTTATATTGCGATGTTGTTACAACATCTAGAACAAGAAAAACAAAGAGCAGAGAGTAAACAGAATGGCTAATACTAATGTAGTTTCCTTTAATGATGCTGTCCTACAAAGACAGAGATCAAATGCAGCCAATTCAGCTGCAAATGAAAATAGTTTTGAGAGAGTAATAGTATCTCTAGATGATAAAGGAAACAAACAATTAGAGAGTCAAGATACAATGAAAAAGACTCTAGCTGATATTAAAAATATCATGGCTAGTATAGCAAAAACTCTTGAGTTAAATTTAGCAGCAACTTTAAGAAATCAACCATCTAATGCTGGTGCAGCATTAATGGCTGGTACTGAAGAAACAGAAAATCAACAAGAATCTGATAAACAAAAAGCGGATTCTGACAAAGAACAGCATGTATTACTTAATAAACTTATCGAAGGTATTTCTGGTTTAACAAAAGTTACCAATGATAAACTAGGTAAACTAGGTGACATTTATAAAGAAGGTGCTGATAAATCTAATAGCAAAGACATGTTTGATAGAATGAAGGGTGGACTTGGTAATATCTATAATAAAGGCAAGGGATTTGTTGGTGGTATTGGTGATAAATTAAGTTCAGCAAAAAATGCATTTACTGCTGGTAAACAATCTGGTGGAATTGGAAATGGATTAGGAAGGGCATTCTCTTCATTACGAGGACCAACTGGCGCAGCAAATGTACCAGGAATAGCAGCAAGAGTACCTGGAATTGCTGGTGCCGCAGAAGCTGGACTTGGAGCAGCAGAAGCTGGTGGCGCAGCAGCTGGTAGTGGGGGATTTTTATCTACTGCTGGAAGAATGCTTGCAACTCCATTGGCTGGAGCAGCAGCAATTGGTCTGGCTGGGTTTGGTGCAGTCAATGATGTCATGGGCAACATTGATAAATCTAATGAAGTTGAAGAGAATGTTAAATCT